GGGGTTCTTCACCCTCACTCAAGTAACCTCTTCTTAAGAATGTTACTGATTCTTCATTTATCCAATCAAATGGTTTTTTTTCTTTCATTGTATATGTTTTTATTATTAAAATAAGTCGTTAGATGTAATTGATTTTGATTTTTTACTATAGTTAATACTTCTTTTATTAAAGAAATCTGTATGTTTTGTTGTTAATATCTCATCATCAAACCATTCAGTAGTTTCTAATAAAGTATCGTTAACATCAAATATACTGTCAATACCTATTGAGTTTAATGATACATTAAATCTATTTTTTATAAACTCCATAGTTTGTTTTTTCGTTAAGAACTCTAAGTCCCCTTCCTCAAAAATCCAATTAATAATTTCAATCTCAGCCTCATATGCTTCTTTAGTTGCTAATATTAAATCATCAACTAATTCTTCAGTCCACCATTCTGGATTTTCTTNNTCTTCTTTAGAAGTTGCTTCAACAGCATTACTTATACCCTTAAGTTTATTTTTATGCTTATTAAAAGACATTATAACTAAGAACTGTGAAAACAACGAAACATTTTCAACAAACATAGAGAACAAAACTATAGACTCAAAGTAGTCTTTATTTTCAACTGATTTTGAGGTTGAGATTGATTTTTCTAAATACTTTATTCTCCTTCTAATTGCGGGTATTTCTAATAGTGTTTCAAATTGGTCGTTTAAACCTAATAATTGTATTAGGTGGGAATAAGCGTCAGCGTGTCTGACTTCCGATTCTGCAAATGTTGCTCCGACATTACCAATTTCAGGTTTAGGCATTCTTTTGTAAATGTCTCCCCAAAATGTTTTTACAGCAATTTCTATCTGTGATATCGCTAACATAGCTCTTTCAACTGCAGACTTTTCTTCTGTAGTTAAATGAACTTTATAATCTTGTATATCAGAAGTAAAATTAAATTCGGTGTGAACCCAATAAGAATGTCTTATTGCGTCTACGTATTCATTTAAATTTGGATACTCATACGGTTTTAAATTTATCCTTTTAGTGAATATATTTGGCATATTATTAGAGCGATAAATAATATACTCTTTGGCAACTTCATTTAACCCATTATCCATGAGTTTATTTTCTACCATATCATGTATCTCATCTACGTGTGGAACTTTATCTTTATTATTTCTAAAAATAGCTTTTGTTGTAATTCTAGCAATTTTTTCTGCCATTTCTTCATCAACACTTCCAACACTATTCATAGCCTTTAGTACCGCCTTTTCAATTTTATCTACCATATAAGGTACTTTATTTCCACTCCTTTTTACGACAAAACGCATGTCATTATCCACTTTAGTTATTAAATTTTCCATTATTTACGATTTAAAATTATAATTTATCCTCCTTTTGTTTTCTTTTGTCAAGGAGTTCTTTAATTCTTTCCTTGTTTCTTTCTTCTTTCTTTTCTTCAAGACCAAGAAACGTTACACTCTGTTCAGTATCTATTACTAACATCTCATTATCAAACTTACAGTTTTCGAATACAATACCATCTTTTCCAATACGAGACTTAGTAATAGCAATTGTAGCCAGATTCATTTCTTTTTGTTGTAAAGACTTAGCTACCGATATTATTACGTGACCTACTTGTGCCTTTTTGATTGAACCTCCCATTTGGTCTGTAGTGACGACATCTGAGGATATAGAACTTCTATTCCCTTGTGTTGCTGTCCAACCTACTAAATTTAGTTCATGACACATAGCTTCAAATCCTCTCATAACTGAACCTTCACTTTTCCATTCATCACCTAAATTCTTATCAGGTACAATACAATCAATATAGTCTAACACCACCATATCTATTTTATTACCTTCAGCCATCATTTTACGAATTTGATTTTTTATCTGATTCATAGTTAATGTATCTGACGGTAATTTCTTTAAGATTAGTTTGTTGTTGGTGTTTTCCCGTATGTCTTTAACTTTTTCTAAAACTTTATCTTTATGCATAGATAGTAAGTCAGGAGCAATTTCAGTCCAAAGAGTAAAATGCTTTCTCTGTATAATTTTAGGATTATCCTCAAAAAAGACTTGAAGTACGTTGTATCCTAAATTAAATGCGTGGTTAGAAATTTTGGTTAGAAAGGTAGATTTTCCAACACCTGTAGGTGCTAGTATAACACCCAATTCTCCTTTCGCAATTCCTCCTTTCAAAAGGTTATCAATACCTGGTATACCCATTGGGATTGGGTGTCTAAAGTCTTCTTCTAAAACATTATCTAAATTTGAAAATACGTCTGCAGTACCTGTATCTACTTCTCCAACTTGTAGAGCTTCTCTAACCATTTCTTCCAAATGGTCATAGGATTCAAAGTCACCTTTATCAATAATTTTCTGTGCCCTTCCCATGACTTTTTGAAGTTCTTGTTGCTTACAAAACTTTAAAGCTTTTTCTTGTACAAAAGTATTCCCCTCTTCAGGTGATTCCTTAATCTGTTCAACAGTATCTAAAGTCATTTTTTGAGCCATAGGTGAGGTCAATTCAGACTTAATTAATTGCTCTAATGTATTATATGAAGGTGTGTGTTCGTACTTTTGATAATACTCTTTGATTATCTGCATAATCAACTTAAAGTATTGATTATCAAAGTATTTAGATTCAATAACATCCACAATAGAAGAAGCAAAATCTTTGTATACAATAATATTATTAATAAGTTGTATTTGAAATGTGTTCCCTAAATATCCAAAATTTTTTTCCTTCGACATATTGTATAATTATAATAGAGTGTCTAAATAAATATGCTCAAACTAACGTATATTCTTGGTAATTGTATGTCAATTTGTCATTTGAAAATACGTCAGTTAAACTCTTCAAAACTGACTTTAAGTGAGGTCTAACATCTACAGTGTATCTTACTTTAGGTGGGTACAATTTACCGTCCCAAATTCTATGATATAAAACATTATCATCTTTCTTTATATAGATGTTAAAATACTCATTACCATCAGTCATAGAAGTTTCAAGTATCTCCGAATCTTCATATATCTGAAATTTATTGTCTAACATGTAAACAACAGTTTTCATTTTTAAGTCATGATGAATATCTATTTCTATATCTTTTACAACATCTGTAAGTTCTAAGCTTTTATAAGCTTGTTCATTATAATTTTTTACATTAAAAAATCTCTGTACTATGATGTTGTCATTTAATGTCAACAAGAATTCCATCTTTGTCATGTCTGCCCTATCTTTCTTCATAATTTAATTTTTAAGGTTATTTTTTTGTTTTTTTAAATCTTCTTTTTTCTTTTCTTGTTAGTTTCATAAAAGGTGTCAAGAAATACACCCATGCATTGTCTGTTTTAGGTAGATATTTAAATAGTCCATCGTCCATCATCATTCTCATAAGGTTTTGATATCCCCTTCCCTCAGGGTCTATATCCTCTTCGTAATAAAGTTTGACGAGTTCCCTTGCTTCTTCTGTTAACAAAGGTTGTGAAAGGTCCACGAGTTGTTTGTTGATAACATAAAACTCTTCTCCGTAAACACCCCTCTTTGTCTTTCCCGATAATAAGTTTTGTAATGCTCTATTGTCTTTATCATTCTCGTGTAGTTTTTCACCTTTTTGTAAAATATCGTCAACAGAAACTACAGAATCAATTATCTCAGGAAAAAGTTTTGAAAAAGTCTTCTCACCAAAGTAATAGATACCGTCAATATTATCTGACTTATCACCAGATATAATCTTAAATGTACTCACGTTTTGATGAGGGATAGAGATGTCCTTTAATTTAACTTTATCACCAAACTTAATCATTTCCTTCTGAGATGGGGAATAGACCTGCACAGTCTCCGAAATGAGTTGTGTCAAGTCTTTATCTGCGGAGAATATAGTTTTGTTTTCATCTTCAGAAATCTGACAATAATAAGCAATCATATCATCTGATTCATTATCATTTACTTCTACCTGACGAATAAACATCTCTTCAAGGTATTGTTTAACTCTACCCATCTGCCAATCATATGATTGTTTTTGAATATCGTTTAGTCGGTTATACCTTCTGTTTTCTTTATACTCCGCAAATATTCTTTTTCTCTGTATAGAGTTATTCTCCCCATCCCAAAAGACAATAACCTTATCGTAATTGTGTTCATCAATGAATCTACGGATAGTATTCATAAAGTGATATATACCACCTATATGATTACCTTTGTGGTAATACTCCCGAACTCCATGATAACCAATCTTGAAAAGGTTATTGCCGTCTACTAATAGGGTTTTGGTCACACCATAAAATTAAAAGGTTACACTTTCTTCTTCTAACTTAAAGTCACTACCGGTACCGATAATATCTTTCCAATACTCAGAATGTTCTGACTTGTATTGTTCAATAGACTTTTTTTCCTCGGCGGTGTCTTTTCCCGCCAAGAATCCATGAGCGGTTACAAGAATTCTACCGTCCTCATATCCAAGTCCATTGATATGGTTTTTCATAACCGATACTTTCGTTCGGGTAGCGAACTTTACTTTTCTCTTGTCTTTTACCGCGGTAATCTTTGTGGTTCCCGCACCTTTTTGGTTTCCAAACAAAAAGACCAAAGATGAGTTTAACCAAATAGCTTCACCACCTTTTGCTTTAATTTTTGGTTGACCAAATGGGTTGTCAGGAAGTTCCACCCATGGTTGGTTGACAATGACCAAAGTGTTTTCGTACTTGGAGTCAGACCTACGTGAACCTGAGATTCTCTGATTGATTCCCATACCAATCTTGTCGGCAAGAACTGCCGCATTGTGTTGTTTTCCTCCTTTACCATCATAAGTCATCTTACATGGTACGGAACCTACAGAATCCCACAAAAACAGTAGGTCGTAATCTAAATCCCCTTTACTTTGTGCATCCAACAATTCGTTAATAAAGTCAGTAATCTGTTCAATATATTCGAAATTGTTGTTGAAGAGGAAGAATCCGTCCCAATCCAATTCGCCGGTTTCTTCATCAACCACTTCTTCACACTCAAAACCCATAAGTTTTGCGTGGTCAAATGACCATTTTTGCTCCGTGATGATAAATACAGGAAGGATACCCTTCTTCTGTGCATCAACCGCAGCCTTTACCAACGCAGTTGTTTTACCTGTATCCGAGTGACCCAAGAACATATTTAAATGTCCCATAGCCGGGCCAGGTACGCCAACTGCATCCAAAAATTCAGTACCCAAATCATAGAATCTTTGGGGTTTGAATTTTGCCGAAGAAGAAAATTTCTTCTTTATATCTTTAAAGTCTTTTTTCTTAATTGCCATAATTTAAATTATAAAAGATGGAGGGACATTAACATCCCCCCATCTGTAGTTTTGGTTTGTTAGAAAGGAAGGTCTTCGTCAACTTCCATATTAGATTGTGAATCTTCAACAGTTTCAGTAACCACTTCTTTCTTTGAACCTCCTCCGATTACTTCGGTTTCATCCCCATCACCATATACAAACTTTTTAAGTTCAGAGTCCCATACAGGTGTTTCACCACGAGCAACCGCTTCAAGGTATTCTACAGGTCTTTGTGCATAAACATCAGACCATGTCATCTCATCTTCCATCCATTCTTTCATTTGGTCATTGTCTTCACTTAGAGGAGTTGGGTCGTCATACATAATAGTTTGAACAACTGTATACTCAATACCTGAATTAGTCTTGGACTTAGACAATTCAATAATTAAATCTCGACCTTCCCCAGCGTCAGTAATATCTCCTTTTGCTCTCCAAATAGGGATAATCTTGTCAAGGATACCTTCTTGCTTGTAGTTATCTTTAAATCTCCAAAACTTAACACCATCTTCTTCGTTGTCTCGGTCGACAACCTTTACAATGTAAAACTTACGAGGACGGTATTGCATTGCGAGTTTCTTATCTGACTCCTTACCTGTAGATATTAACTCTTCATAAACTTCAGTTAAAGGTGAACGCTCACCGTCATTTTTACCTGGGTCGTACAATTTAACCCACTTACCGTCAACTTGAACTTCGTGGAACCATACTTCTTTAAAAGGTGATGAACCATCAGGTGTCGGTAGGATACGAACCCTTGACTGTCCTGATTTTGTTCCTTTAGGAAGATACGTTGTGAAGTACTTCTTCAAACGTTGTTCTTGTGTCATTCCGTCTCCATTACCGCGAGACTCTGTGTTTTTTTCGTACTGTGCCAGTACTGCGTCGAGTGCATTTGCCATTTTTGTTTTTCTTTTATTCGTTAAAATTTTATCTGTTACTCAAGTAAAATATAACAACGAAAAACGTTAAGTCAAATTACTAATAAGAAAAAAGACCGTATTTACGGTCCTTTTTTTATTGTGTTATGTCAGTCCGAATAATTAGTATGTCGTCAATATTTGGGTGTTTTTCAATTATCCACGTCATTCCGTTCCGGTCGGTCCATTCTTCACCGATTTTAATCGTACCCTCCCAATATCTAACAGGATATTGTCCATCCCAATAAGTGGGAATCATAGCATCAAATCCATATTTACTCGGATTCTTGTATACTTTTGTTGGGATTACATTATAACACCCCGAAAATAAAAGTATTGTTAGTAAAAAATAAAGTTTATAAACTTTCTTCATCTTCAAATGGTTTATCGAAAGACTTTTTTATATCACCATCTGAATAATTTTCAATCTCATCACTTGTTAGAACGTATTCATTTTTACCAGTTTGTTCAAATTCACTCTGTTTATCCATGAAAAAATCACTTAATTTTTGATTGTAAGGATAACTATCTAAACTTCTTAATTGTAATTTTTCTTCAGGTGACTTTTGTCTATATTTTTCAACTTTTTGTTCTAAATCGTTAATCTTATTTAGAATTGTGTCCATCTCACCTAGTTTTGATGTTAAATCTTCTAACCTACTGAACATAGTTTCCATATACTCATCTTGTTTGTCTGATATATCTTTTTGGGTGGTTACTAAATCAGTAATATCTAATTCTTCGGTACCACCTTCTTCTGTCATATCATCAGTACTTCCTTCCTCATCACCAACAACTTCTACATCAGGGTCTGTTTCAACATC